CTTCAACCACTTTTAAAAAATAATCTAGATCCATTTTACTTCCGTCAGGTCTGTATGCTTGACGTTCGTCACCATTAAAATACGGAAGATTTATAAAACTACCAGTGGTTCTATCTCCATTTTGATTTTTACCAAGAGCAGTTTGTTTAGGAAATATTTCTGTCTTTGCTGGCAGTCCAAATAAAAATAATAGATTAGATAAAAACTCTCTAATTAAAGATGCAGGTACTTTTTCTTTTGTAAATACATAAATGTGAAGTCCACCACTTTTTGATTCGATTGGAATGACTGGTAAATTTTTAGTATCAATAACTTTTAAATATTTTTGTAAATCAAATTTTTCATAATCGTCAGGATCAACATCAATTGCACCAAAGCTAGCCAGGCTTTCATCATCACATGCTTGTAGGCCAATAGATTTTTGTCCGGTTAAATGATCTTGATAATCTTTTTCTGTTATAGGTCTTTTAGCCCAGCCGTAATCACCTGGGTCAAATTTAAGTTTGTTTGTTTTAGGGTCATAATATCCGTTCTTGACATTGCAAAAACCAAAGTCTCTTTTTAATCCAGTAAAATACTTTTCAAAATCTTTCATAACGTATTAAAGGGCGGTTCCACTCTCGCTTTCCCGCCCCTTCTCGCAAGTGTTGCCTGCGGCAACTCTGTTATACAATGTCTCCAGTATTTTTAGGCGCTTCGTATTTTGGTTTCGCTGCACCTTTAGATACAGTCTTTTGAAGTTGTTGTGCAACTTCGTATAGATCTGCGTCTGCTTTTACAGCCACGTCAAGATTTCTAACTCTTGATGGCTTGTAGACATGCCAGCTTTTACTGCCTGCTGTTTTACCCACAGTTTTTAAATTATAAACTGCAGAGTACGCAGCTGGATTGAAAGAACCATCTTTATCAGAGAATCTAAGATTCTTAATAAGATTATTTAGCTCTCTCGCTGGTGTAAGATTTGAAGATCGCATAGCAATTACTGCTGGCCTTGGCTCTCCATCGACCAATGCTAATACGTAGAAGTATGCAGTTTTCTCTACATAGTTTCCGTTTGGTAGTCTGTATCTACCATTCTTCTCTTCCACTGCATCCGCTGGAATCTCTAGATGAGTTCCGACTGGAGCTGAAGCACTATCGCCTCTCTCCTGCCACTCCGGATATCTAGTTTGAGAATGTGCTATAATCACATTGAGTCCCTCGTTACCGTTAATAAGTTGCGTGAAGCCTGCTGCATATATCATGCCAGGTTTTGCACCTTCAACATATTTTGGGTCTCTCTCATTGCACTCCGGTGAAAGTTGATGAAGAATTTTTAAAATCGGTGTTGATACATCATCCGATCTTATTTCTTCAGCGCCTTTACCAGCATCGCTTCTGAGATTGATAGTTGCAAGTGATCCTGCACTATTCTTTTTTACTACTTGTTTATCCATAATTTACTCCTTAATGTTTGTTGGTTTAGTAGTTTAATTTTTGGTTTTTATTTCTGTTTGATTTCCTTCAAACAATGTGAACAACTCTGCAGGTATACTGCCACCTTTTTGATGAAAGTCCCGCAAAGTTGTTCTAAGGGTTCCGGCATGAACTGCAATTTTCCGATCGGGTTCATAACCTTGTCCTCTTGCAAGTAGAGCATATTGCTCTGCCTTGTTATCTTCGTTAAGACCAAACTTAACTGTGATTTCGTTTTTCACAATTGCGCCTAGTCCTTGTCTCCGAAGCCAGTCGTGTGCCTCTTGCTTTTTAGCAGCAATTATCGAGACACCAAATACATCTTTGACAGATATTTCTGATCCGTCTTTTAATTTTAGAGTTTTTAAATTAAGCTGATTCATTAAATCAGGTATAATTATATTAGAATAATATTTTTCTCTTTCTTTTAACTCTTTCAGTTTTGTTTCTTGATTAATAACTTCTTGTTTTATTTCTTGAAGCGTATTAATTTCTTTTGATAGTTCGTCTGGATTGACGTTTGACACCTGATTCGGTGCATCTTTTCGTAGGTCTATAGTCATATCTTTCTCCATATGTGTTTGTTAGTTTAATCATTAATAATAATTCTTTTATCGCAATTTGAAATATAGAGATTTATTTTAGACTGTCAACTATTTTTGAAAAATATTTACTTCTATTGGGTAATAAGTTTTTTCTTGACGATCCCATTTTAAAAGTTTGTATCTACCATTGGTTGTATCGGAAACTAATGAACACACTACACCTATGATTGCAGGGTCTCCAGATAATAAAAGATAATCATCCTCTGTGTAGTTCTTTAGAAGCGTTCTAAGTTTCATAACCAAAGGTCCAGGTGAGTGTATCATCTGTGAAAACTCTGGAAGCAACGACACAATTTCACCATATTTTTGTGCACCCACAATATTATATTTAGGCTCACCTTTACTTGTGCCTGGTATATCTTGAATTAAATAAACTTTGCTCATTGACTTTTTATCTTTCAGCTAATATATAACAATTAGAAAGTAAAAGTAAACATGAATTACAAGTTTAAAACTAAGCCATATGCACATCAATTAAAGGCGTTAGAGCGTTCTTGGGATAAAACCTATTTTGCGTATTTTATGGAGATGGGTACCGGTAAATCTAAGGTCTTAATAGATAATGCCTCTATGCTGTACGATAAAGGCGAGATAAATGGCCTATTATTAATAGCTCCAAAAGGTGTTTATAAAAATTGGTATGAGGGTGAAATACCTGATCACATGGTAAAACACATTGAAAAGAAAGTTGTCCTTTGGGAAACATCTAATTCTTCAATAGAAAAAATAAAAGAATTAAACACTATGTTTGATACAGGCACAGACTTTCATATTCTAATTATGAACGTGGAGGCTTTCTCTTATCCAAAAGCCACAGAGTTTGCTAGACGTTTTTTATCTTGTCACAAAGCAATGATGGCAATAGACGAGTCTACAACTATTAAAACTCCTACAGCAAATAGAACTAAAAATATCATGAAGTTAAAACCTCTTGCTAAGTATAGAAGAATATTAACTGGTTCTCCTATTACAAACTCACCTTTAGATTTATATAGTCAAGCAGCTTTTTTAGATAACTATCTGTTAGGCTTTGATTCTTTCTGGGCATACAGAGCTCACTATTGTATTATGAAAACTATGAATTTAGGATCACGATCTGTTAGTGTGCCTGTTGGTCCAAACAAAAGAAATATACCTGAGCTTGAAGAAAAAATAAAAAAATTTAGTGAGCGTGTTTTAAAAGACGATTGTTTAGATTTACCTAAGAAAACATTCTTAACTCGTAAAATAGATTTGACAGGTATACAAAGAAAACTTTACGATGAAATGAGAAAGTATGCCATTTCAGAGTTAGAAGGTAAAGTTTGTTCTACGTCTACAGTTATGGTGCAATTGTTAAGACTTCATCAAATATCTTGTGGTTATCACGCAACGGACGATGGTAAACCTCAACAGCTTCCGTGTAATAGATTAACAGAACTTATGGATATACTTTGGGAGATATCAGGTAAAGCTGTTATCTGGTCTTACTACGTTGAAGATTGTAAAAGAATTATAGAAGAAATAAAAAAATATTTTGGAGAAAATTCTGTTGTTGATTATTATGGTGCAACGGCCACAGAAGATAGACAAAAAAATATTAAAAAGTTTCAAGAAGACCCTGAATGTAGATTTTTTGTAGGTACAACTGGCACTGGTGGATTTGGTATAACTCTGACCGCAGCGAGTACAATGATCTATTATTCTAATGGTTATGATTTGGAAAAACGTTTACAATCAGAAGCACGTATTGATCGTATAGGTCAAAACAAACCTATGACTTATATTGATTTGGTTGCTGAGGATACAATTGATGTTAAGATTCAAAAAGCACTACGTAATAAAATGAACATAGCTAATGATGTCATGGGGGAAGAATTAAAAGCTTGGATTTAAAACTACGTCAAATAGATGAAGCCGCTATCATGTGGAATAAAACTAAAGATGTAAAATATAAAATTCTTTGGTATAAATTAATAAAAGAATTGTACCTACCCAAACCAACCTAGATCTAAAACTTTTTCTAACAGCAGAAGTGATACCGCCCCAACAGTACCCAATAACACCCAATAGATCTTGTCTATCTTACCGCCCAAATCGTGAATACCTTCATGCATGTGTTTAACGTCTTTCTTTAAACCTGTAATATATCCATATATAGAAAGCAAATGCTCTCTTGTACTTTTTGGTTTTAGTTTGTCACCAGCTGGCATTATGTTATCATTCCTCTTTGTCTTAATACTATTTGTTGTTCTTCCGGAGATAAGTATATTTTTTCTGTTTCCGTAAGTCCTTGTTGTGTTACAGTGGGTTGTTGCGCAGTTTGTATTACCTGCGGATTAGGATTAGCACCTGCAATGTTTGCGGGGATAGGTGGTGTTGGTATCTCTGGTATTAAATAATTTTCTATATTTAATGGTTCACCTGTTTCTACAAGTCCTCCTTCTTCAAAGCTTGGTATTTCTGAAGTAAATAATAATGGTGAGTCTAAAGACACTTGTTTCATGTCAACTGCCATTCTTCTTAATATTGGACGTGCAGCTATGTAAGGATTGCCTGTTCCTAAATTTCTAGCTATCTCTCTAAATCTTTCCTCAATATCTTCTGATGGAAAGTATGGTTCAAATCTACCTATTCTTAGATTAGTAAAATTTTTATCAGATATTTGTCTGTCTTTGAACTGTGTTAATAATTCATTTGTCCCTACACCTAAAGTTTCTGCAGCGTTAATATCTTTTTTCATTTCCTGCATTACATCAAATCTAGCGTTGTTAGATTTTGCAAATCTAGTTATGATGTCATTAACTTCTACAGGTCCACCTTTTAATAATCCAAAGTAACCACCAGTAAATTCTCTTCTAGCATTTCTTATACCTCGTTGATAGTTTGCAATTTTAAAACCCATTGATCTTAGTGGATCTACTTTGATAGGACGTAATCCCATAAACCCTGCTATCTCTGGACCAACATCTAACTCTTCTCCTCTCTTTGTAGGAGTTTCTGTAGCGGCTTGTAATAATCTCACGTATTGTTTGTAAGATGGAGCTAAAGCATTTCCTAAGTGTAAAAATCTAATTGCGGCTTTATCACCTGCTGACGTTTGTTCTGTGTATAATCTTCTGCCGTCTGCAGTTCTACCACCTCTTACAATTAAATCAGCTGTAGCTTCTGTCCAAATAGACTCAGATATAAATGGATTCATTATTTCTGCACTAGCCTCTGTAATACCATTTACAAAACCAGTTAAAAGTTGTTCGTCAGTTAAATCACCTTGTTGTATGTTATTAACTACCGTTCTTAAAGGTCTGCTAATAATATCATATGCATTACTGTGACTAAAATCTATATATCTTAATTCACCATCATCATCTCTAATTGGAATTAGTGTAGAGTTTTTTGACCACTCAGGTACAAATCTTCTCAATGCATCTAGTTCATCTTTAGTTACATCGTATAAAGCTGCAGCTCCTTCAGTTAGAGCTATTGGTATACCTGTTGTAAAAGTTGCCATTCCTAATAATCTTGTAAGACCTGTTTTGTATGTGCCTAAGTTTCTAGCATTGTTTGAAACCACTCGTTCTGTTCCGTCTTCTAATACTTCTGTAACAAATAAACCTATGTTGCTTCCCTTAACTCTAACACCTGGAGCTGGTACGTGTCTTAATTCTTTTAGACCTTGTTCAACAATGTTTGTAGTTGTTCTAATCATTTCAGATGGAAACGACATAAAATTACCAATCGGTAATAATCTTGCTGTTCTAACAGCAGAACCAACAAAAGCATAATTAGGAACAGTATTTTTAACTATGTCAGCTGCTTCTGTTTTTAATGCAAAGTCATCTAAAAATTCATCGTAAGTTCCTTTGAATCCATTCTTTCTAGCTACATTGTATTTTATGTTTAATTCTGATTCGGGTAATTTAATTACGTTTCTATTTACTGGTCTACCATTTGCTCTGTAATTTTTTAATCTTTTTAATTCTACAACATAGTTTGCGATCTTAAATGTATCATCTTCTGCAACATACTTACCTTGAAAAAAGTCTCTTACCTTTCTCATTTTGTTCATAAAAGGACTGATAGTAGTATCTATGTTTGCAACTTGTTGACCTAATCTAACATCAGTTAATAAAGCTTTTAAATCTGCTATTTGTACTTGTGAGTTTACAACACCTAATTCTAATAACTCTCTATACGCAGCCTGAGCTTTAGCACTGGGTGCGCCAGCTTTTAATAAACCCGATACTTCAATACCTTCTGCAAATGCACTTTTGTAAAACTCTGTATCAAATAAAGTACCATTAGCCCCTGCAAAACCAAACGCACTAAACATATTACGTAAGTGTGTAGGTATAGAGAATACGGTTTTTGCTAATTGTGATATTCCTTTTGGAAACAATAATAAATTTCTGTACATCCAACTAACAGCGGCTTCAGCTCCCTCTTTACCTTCACCTCTTACAAAACCTTGAAGGCCACCAGCTATGTTGTTTGCATTTTTTAAAGCTTCTGCTATTTCGACTGTTGTAAATTTACCAGCAGCAGGATTTACAAATTTACCTGATCCAGGTAATTCTTTTACAATGTCATCAACAGGAACCATTCTTATACCTGTAGTGTTAGATCTTAATGCTTGTTCACCTTCTTCTACGCTGTTCCAAAAAAAACCTCTACCACCAGCTTTTTGTATTTGATCATTTTTTGCAACTACACTCGATAGATAAGCTGTTGTTCTAGCCACGCCAGACAAGTTTGTTATTGCATTGTATATAGAATATCTAGGATCAGTTATTTCTCCTAACAATTGTCTAATTTCTTTTGGAGGTAATCCAGTGCCATCAATAACTTGTTTTACAAAATCTGCACCAGGTCTGCCTTCCATTGTTTTATTTATATATTCACCAAGAGCAAGAGCTTTTGGTTTACCTTTGTTTCGAACAGCATTTAATAAACTTTCAACTTGTACTTTTGCTTCTCTAAAATACTTGTCACTGGTCGCTACATTAAAACCTGTATCACCTGCTTCTTTTGCTATCTGTTCTCTAAAAAATCTTATGGCTCCTTCTTTTGCTTCATCAGTGGGTGTGTATCTATTAAAGAGTGTTAAAAAACCTCTTTTAGGTTCTTCAAAGATTCGGTAGGTTCCGCCTATCCAATTTGTAACTCTGTCTTTTAATAATGTTTGTAGATCAGAAACACCTTTATTTAACTTAGTGCCTTGAGCATTTGCATCTAATATATCTATTAGTTTTACAAATTCTTCTCTCGCATTATTTAAACTGCCTACTATGTTACCTTTTGCTTCTGCGGATACATTTAAGTCATCAAATTGTTTTAACAAATCATCTAATGCATTTTTGTTCAGTGGCTTTTTAATATTACCACCAAATAAAACTTCATTTAATGAAGTAAAAAATTTTGTTCTTTCTGCTTTACCAGCTTTACCAATAATATTTTCTGCATCTGGATATAGTCTGTCTACTTCTTTTGTGATGTTATCTACAATCTCTTTTGCTCTACCTTGATCAGAAGCTTTTAATGCTTCTTTAATTTTTTCTTCATCAAACAATTCTTGTGTTAATCCACCTCTAGGACTGAAAGGGGCTCTAACATATTTATCTAACCATCTTGCAAATCTAGAATTGCTGTACGCTAGGTCTTTGCCTCTTGATGCTAGAAGCTTGGCGCTTTTACCAACACCATAAACAAAAGGTGTAAAGGCTATTGACTCTGATCCAAACTTTAATCTGTTGACTAATCTTCGAGCAGCTTCTTCTCTGCCATATACTTCATCTCTATCTAACTGTGTAGGACCACCTTCAAACATATCTCCAAATGTTCCTATCTTTTCGACGTCAGCAACAAAGACTTCACCGGCTGCACCGCCCATTAAACCTACAGCAAATCTTGGAGCCCTTGCTTTGGTATTTAATTCTTTTACTTTATCTAATGCTGTACTTAATTTTGCTCTGTCTTTTGTATTTTTAAAACTAGCAAAAGCATTTGCACGTTTAGCTTTCAATGCTCTTGCCGTTATATTTCTTGCGAGTTTATTAGCTGCTTTGAATCCTATTGCTCCTGGAACTCCTACTTGAATTAATGCTTCAGTAAGTCTTCCTATTCCATTTTCTTCAGCCACTTCTTCAAAAGGATTTAATTTATCAAAAAATCTATCTACGTCGCCAGCAAGATTTGTATCTGCACCAAGATCGATAAGTTCAGCTGCTAGAGAGAAAACACCTTCTGGTATTTTAATAATACCTGAAGCAATACCTGCTGCTACAGAGGTATACCAAGATGTGTCGTTGTCTTGTTCTGTTTTTGTTAGTGGTAGAAATTCTTCTGCCATTTATCCTCCTACGCTGAAAAATCTTCAGATTCAGAGAAATCAGGTAAAATTTCTTTTAGTGGTTTACCAGGTTTTGTTTCTTGTCCAAATAAACCTGGTTTTGATTTTTTAGGATCTACTTTTGCAGCTTCTTCTGCTGTAGCATCGTATGTATCTATATCAATTATTTTTATTCCAAAACCATCTGTTGTTTTTCTAACCTGTTTAAATTGTCCGTCTGTTATGTCGTAGTATATATCTCCAACTCTCTTTTTAGTTTTGAAAGCTTTTGAATTAATATCACCGTGTCTATCTCCACCTACTAAACCTTTAAAACTATCACCAAAAACTCCTTTGGCTTTAGTTTGTAAACCTTGTTTTTCATAATTATTTCTGTTTGTAGCTTCTGTTAAATTACCTTCATACAGATCTAAAAACGTTGGAAGTAAATCAACACCTGCTTTCATACCTGCAATATCTTTTTTAAGTTGTCTCTCAGCCATGCTTTCACCTAATTGAAGAGCTGCCAACTTTCTAGCTTCTTCTCTATCTCTACCTGCTTTTCTACTAGCTAAAAGATTAGCAACTGGTTTATCAGCTGCAGCAACTACGTTCCTTAAAGTTCCACCAGGTAAAGCACTTGATGCTAAAGATGGTCCGTATGTTAATAAAAAGTCTGTTAGTGGATCTCCTTTTTGAACTGGACCTAATTTTTCTGTAATTATCTCTTGAGCTTTGTCGTAGAAGTCACCTTCTGCATAGTTTTGTCTAGGTGCAATATTTTCCATGATACCTGTCATGGACTCTCCACCTTTTCTAAACATTGGTCTTTTAAATATTTTCATTAACTAAATGCCCTGTATATCCCTGCTAGTGTTGCACCTGCTCCTAAAGCTGTCTGTGCTAAACTTGGAACTACAACTTGATTCTGTTGTGTTTGACCAGGATAACCAGCTATCAATGAAGCCACACCTGATCCTAAAGTTTGTGCTGCAGTTATTGGTTGATCTAATTGTTTTTGTAATAATTGTTGTTGAGCTGATAAACCTGCTTGAGTTTGTGCTTGTTGTAATCCACCTAATGTAGTTAAACCAGTAATCTCTGCACCAGCTAACTGTGGAGATATTCTAGCCAAACCTAATTGATTTTGTAATGCTTGTTGTAAAGATCTTTGAGCATCAGCAAATCCAGATTGATTTAGTTGTGCAAGTAATGCTGCTCGGTTCCTGTCGCTTGCTGCCTGATACTCTGCTCTTTGTACACCTTCTCTACCACCACCAAGAACACCTTTTGATACAGCCTGTGCAGCTATACTAGGAAGTCCTTTTGCAGCTTGCACATCAAACTCTCTTAACGTAGCATCAATTACATCTTGTTGAAAAGGTGATTTAAATTGTGAAGTTAAAGTTCTTAACTGAGCTCCAGTTTGAGGTGCTAGACCTGCAGCTGTTTGTAAAAAAGGTTGAAACGATCCTAATCCAGCAGCTTTGGAAATAGCATCTTGTGTTAACGCTCCTTGCCCTGCAACAAATTGTGGACCAAATACTTTAGTTAAATCTGCGGTTTTAAAACCACCCACTGCTTTTTGCAGATCATCTAAATACGTTTTACCCGCAGCTTCTATAAAGGGTGCGGCTCGTGTTACTTGAGATACTGTTTCTGTTGCCATTAACTTACTCTACTCTCTAATTTTTTCATGGTGTCATACATAATTTGAGCACCTTTATTTATGTTACCACCACCTGCTGCTCTTACAGCATCGGCAGTAAATACAAATTCGTTGTTTGATAACATCGCTGGGATATCATCTGCTTTTTCTTTTATACCAACTGGTGGCACAAATCCACCTGTTTCTCTAAGATCTAATTCTGTAACACCAGCTTTATTTTGTCTCACTGGTAGGCCCTCGATGCCTGCTGCTTGCATAGCATTTTCACTAGCTGTATCTCCCATAGCATAACCAATACGTCCACCCTCTGCTGCCATAGTTTTTTGTTCAGCTACTTTTTTCTTCCTCATCATTTCTTCGTATAATTTTCTCATTTTTCCCTCATTCATAATTGAATCTACTTTACCTTTATCTTTCATAAATTGTTCGAAAGTATAGCCACCATCATCGTAACCTATACGTCCACCGTCTGCTCTATACTCAGCTGTGTTCTCTTGTACGAATTGAAATACTTCCTCATCTGTAGCGTTAGGATTTAAATTTTTATATCCTCTTGATAAATAACCTTGTAATGATTCTACATCTACTTCAGCGTTTGGATCACTAGAATCTAATCCACCTGCTTCTGCTGCAGATAACGCAGCTGATCCTAAAGATCCTATTGCAAATGAAGCTAATGTGCCTTTGCCTTTTTTACTTAATGAGGGCAAACCTATATTACTTAGAGATTCACCTATGTTCCCAAAAAAATTACGATATGTGCTGCCTGGTCCAAATCCAGGTGTGCCTTTAAACAAAGCTGGTGCATAATACGCAGCAGCTGCCATCATAGCAGCTTTACCTAAATCTGATTTAGCAACTTTTTTAACACCTTTGGTTACACCTTTAACAGCTTTCTTAACACCTCTACCAATAGATTTAACAAAACTACCTAGACCATATTGTGCTCTACCACCATAAGCCATAGTATTAAGGGGTCTTAAATCACCCATTAACATTATGTTTGGTGCGCCGGCTGTGAATCTTTTTGCTTGTCTAGTGTTTGTTATTGCCATAATTTTGTCTAAATTTAGTTTATAGGGCAGGCGTACTAATCCTGAAATATCACACTTTATTTGATTTTTTTCTTATCGTCAATAGCTGGTTTTAGGTTGTCGAAGAACCTACCACAGAACTGATGCTCACCTACATGGGTTATATAATCCATGATATATAGATATACTTTACCACCCATATCTGTCCATCTTTGACAAAAACCGAAGTCTTCACCAAAGTAACGTTTAGTTTCAGGGTCGTGAATAGTATCAAAAAAGTTGTAAAAGTTTGGTTTTTTAACTTCTTTACCATTAATATTAGTAGGCTGATATATCTGTAACTCAGGATAATGTTTTATCATCTTCTCTAATACAGTTCTTTTAATTAACATACAGCCAGTAGGAGCGTGAGTTGCCTCTACAATACCTTTACTAGAATGTATTTCGTTTTGATTTTCTAGTTTAATAGGAAAAGTATATCCGGGTCTTCTTAGTTTATCTTTGTTTTCAGCTTTATCTTTTTCCTCAAATATCTTGTCCCAATCTATTGACTTCATTGGATAAGGACATGCAATAACATCTTTATCAGCATTTAACATAGTTTCAATTGTAGTAAAATTAAAATCAATATCAGAGTCTATAAATAATAAATGTGTATAACCGTCTTCATGATTTAACATTTCAGCCACACATAAATTTCTACCTTGTGTAACTAAAGAAGATTTTAATAAAGTAAAACTAACTAATATTTTTCTTAAAATACATTCCTGTTGAAATTTTAAAACAGCCTGAGTGTAGTGCATTGAAGTATCACTATGACAAGGAGTGCACACCATAATTTTATGTGGAGATCTATCAGGTGGATCTGATAAATCTATTACTTCTGAACGTGTGTTAGATTGTTGAATAGTTTGATAGGTGTCTTTGTTAAACCAGATAGGTTTATTTGGATTGTCTTGCACTAATAACTCCTTTCAAAAATGTTGTCCATTGCATAGCAATCTTATTCCAATTGTAATAAATATGTGCGTATCTAGATTGAGAACCTAAATGATCATGTATTTGTTTTTGATGTAATGTATGTGATGCTTGTTCTATACCAAAACCAAACTTTTGTGCCATAGCTCTATGATTAGCATCATAGGGAATATACATAGGAAACTCAGCACCTGTTTCATATAAAGCACCAAAATCATTTACAATACAATATAAACCTGCAGCCATACACTCAAGTAAAGATATGCAAAACGTTTCTTCAAAAATACTAGGATAAGCATACATGTGATAATTTTTTAAATTATCTTTTATGTATTGATTAGACTTGTATCCGATATAATTTACATTTGGTAATGCTTTAGCTTGTTCGTAAAGCTCTTTGTACTCATGATCATTTCGATCGTAAAATTCTTTACCATAAACTTCTGTAGATGAATACACGTCTAAAGTAACCAAAGGATTTTTTACCAATTGCATTGCACCTAACAATATAGATAAACCACGCCAAGGTGTATTTTGATGTATTATCTTTATAGGTTGACCTTCTTGATAAGGTCTAGACTGTTCTATCTTATCAATACCATTTTTAATAACTACACATCTATTAGTGGGTATATTAAAATGATATCTATATTTTTCATAACACCAATGTGAATTAAAAACATACCAGTCGTATTTATTATGATTAGCCGGATTACTAAACCAGGGAGCTAAGTTAGGCTGATCATAAGAATTTTTTTGCCAAAGTATATTTGGTTTTGTGGGATGTAATGGTATCTTTTCTGGGACCGAAGTACAAATTTGTACTTGATCTAATAAATTTTTATCGACATGTTTTCTTAAATAGTCGAATTGTAATTCTGTTCCGCCCTTAGGGTTTTGGTTTTTTTGTGTCATTCATTACTTTCTGAAATACTTCTAGACCTTTATTAGTAACCTGCACTGTAATATCTTGGACAATATCAGGTCCTTCTTTCTTTTCTTTATATGTTTCTCCAGTCTTTGTATTTCTATATGTTACTATAGTTGTACAATCGATCTTTGGTAAATTATCCGTTTTCATTCTCTCTATTTATTAAAGCATAACTGACAACTACTTCTAGTTTATTTGCAGTTTCTGCTTGAGCTTTTATAGCATCTCCTACTTCTAAATTCAAGCCTTGTTCAGTTGCATTTACACTACTCGTTGCTGGTATGTCTTTTCTAAAAAATTCTATATCTGTGCTAGCTGAGCTATCTCTAAGATCACAATTAACCTTCACAGCTCCTGTGCTATTATTAGATATGTATACAGATTTTACAATTGCTACGGCTGTAACTGGTATGCTTAAAACTGTGGTCATATTTGTAGTAGCTAATATGACACTCGCGTTTTTATAATTTATACTCATGATAAAAAGTAATTAAATGCGTCCTGTTCGTTTTTTAAATCTTGTTGAAAAGAAAAATTTAACTGATTTTGTAAAGTAGTCAAGGACTCTAATATTTGTCTTTGATTTTCTGCATCGTATTCTGGTTTTGGTTCTGGTATGTAATTAGTTATCTTAGCCATTATCTTTCGTACTGTCCTCCTCTGGATGCATCTTGATTAGAAGCTGCGCCACCTGGAGCATCATCTTTACCACCACCATCAAAATCTCCTCTATCAATTCTACCTTGAAGATCTTTAACAGATCCTCTTGCTGCAGCTGCTTCTCTAGCTCTTTTGTCTCTCACTCTTTGTGCAAAGTCTGCAAAACTCGTTGATCTTCCAAAAGTATCGAACATTGAATCACCTCTTAAGCTAACACCTCCTCGTACTCCTGGACTACCAAATCTGCCTCCTAAGGCAGTTATGCCTCTACCTATAAGACCAGCGAGAGGATTTTGAGTAACTAAACCTAAAAGACCTGAGCCTAATTGTTTTGCAAAACCTAAATTAAAACCCGGTTGAGCCACCTCTGCAAAATTTTCATAATATTCTTCATCAAGACCCGCATCATCTGAAAACATAGCAGCTTGATTGGTGTTCATGATACCAAGATTTTGAGGAGCAAACTGTCTATCTCTTAAAACTTGTTCAAATCTACGTATGTCTCCTATATCTATCATTATCTTCTACCGTCCGGTTGTGCATCCAGTCTAAAAGTTCCGTATCTCCATGACTCACCCGTAGAATCATTTTCTATTTTAATTGATACTAATCTTCCTCGAGCTCTAGTATCAACTTTATCAGTGGTCGATGTTATTGTAAAGGGACCTAATGGTGAGCTTACAGCTACGTCATCAGGATAAGCACTAACAAATATAGTTACTTTAGCATTACCTGTTTGATATTTAAAATCAGGAATGAATCTTCTTACAGCCATAAAAAATTCACCATCACCTCTGTAATCTACAACCCCTGTTGCTTGACCCAAGGCGCTTCGTCTAGATGTAATATCCCAATCTCCTGATCTTATAAATGCTGGTATAGCTGTCGTACCTGAACTATTAACTTGGTCCGTTCCTTCTTCGTGTTCATAGTAAATACTTGCACCAGCAGTGTTGGTTATTCCTAATATGCTAGGAAATACAGGTGTAGATGTGGCTTCATAATCGGTTGCGTAAGGGGCATCAAATACTCCTTGATCTGAATATGTAGTTCTATCTAAAGACGATGTAGTCCATATGTTTTCTTGATAATTATAAGTTACACATCTATCAATCTGTTCTGATCCTGACTTTGGATAAAACCAATTTACTTCTGTATATAAATTATTTGCACCTGCGTATACAATATCTCTAGAATTAAAGTTTAATCCTAAATTAGTTCCATCTGTTGAGAATACAAAATCCTCCACAAGTGATGGTAACGATTTAACAGTTCCGTCAAAAACAAAAAATCCACCTTCGGCTCCCATCCAATATACAGCACCATTAATAAAAACCGCTGCGTGTTGACCAATGCATCCACAATTCGTACCAACTTGTCTAACACTAAATGTAAATGGTGGACCAACAAATTGTATAACATAAGCTGCAAGATCAGTTATGACAAACACATAATCTTTACCTTGAAGTGCTGCTCTAATTTCGTTACCTGTATCTAGTCTAAATGTACCTGCTGTGTTAGTAGCTGTTGGTGTGTATAGATTTAAATTTTCTTGATCAGAAAATCTTACAAACATTGGATCTTGTGTTGTAGTGTCACCAATAGTTGTTTCAGTTCCAAAGTGAAATAAGTGTCTATCTCTATCTGAAGTTAGTGTAAATCTAGTGGCTCCAGGATTATTTGTAGTTTGAAAATTAGTTGTTGTCTTGGACGCTCTTTGAGCTCTAGGATTAGACGCACCTGCATCCCAAGTAAAAGTTTCTCCATCAAAAATAGTTGCAACCAAAACTTGACCAAAGTTATCAAGGCTCCAGTTTCCTGGATCTAGAGTTACTGTGCTTGTGCCTCTAGGTGTGTTCCAAGTGCTCGCGCCCCATGTTGACGTACTCCAACCAAAACCTGTTGTTTGCGTTCTTGGTCCCACGATAACATAAGGATTAACAGTTACAGATCCTGCTGCTGTCATACCAGTTCCTCCTTCAGCACGAGATGCTTGCACTGTAAATTTATCTATATCAGGAACAGTTAATATTTCATAAACTTGTTCTAGTTCAGCTGCTGTAAAATCCGAATCTCCTGTAACAGAAACTGATGAGAGAGTTACGTATCTTCCAACAGCTAGACCATGTGAACCTTTATTAATAGTTACAGTTCTAGATCCATTGACCGTTGTTAATGTTCCTCCTGTGATCGCTGTATCTAAAGGTGTGATATCAAAAAAATCACCACCATAATATAAAAATAGACCTTCAGATGTACCAATGGCAGCATATTTTTCTCCATCAAAACTTGCAAAGGCGTGTTGAGCTCTAGCAACTCCTGGCAAAGTCTTTTGCCCTGAAGTTAATTGTAGCCAACCACCTATTTTTTCAGGCAATCCATATCTAAATCTGACAAAATCACCATCTGTCCATTGACCCTCTGCCCCTGATTCTGTGTCTTGTTTGTTAAATCCAGCCTTGAATTTTAATTTTTGTAGCATAATGTATATATATACATATAAAATAAAATGTATAAAGAAATAAATTTTAATTTACTTAAAGACACTTTTGATAAAGATTGGTTAAGACAAATATCAGATTTATACGTAGATCATGTGGGAGAAAAATCTAATAATTACTTTACTAATCAAGGTTTATATAGAAGAAGATGGGAGCAGGATAGTATAAGTC